AGGTGAAATCGAGGCTGCCATTGCTAAGAGCTTTGGTGAGGAGGCAGTGGACGTCGGATTCAAGCTTGCTAAGAAGAAGGATGACAAGAAGAAGCCCAAGAAAGAGGATGATGACGAGGATGAAGACGAAGATGAGGATGAAGACGAGTAACTAAACCCAAGTGCCCCAGTAGCCCAACGGCAGAGGCAGGGGACTTAAAATCCTTCCAGTATAGGTTCAAATCCTATCTGGGGCACAGGAGTTCTCATGAAGAAACCGGATATCGTAGGAATGATACTCGAGAGAGTAGAACAGGAGATCGAAGATGAATGGAGACCTCCCAGAATCACCGGAAGCTTCCGCGGAAGTGAACTTGGCGATTGTCCCAGAGCACTTCAGTACGCCAATCTCCACTACAAGCCAGCAGCTATCGATCCAAGACTTGCGCTCTTGTTTAGAGACGGAAATCTTCACCACGATGCAATTAGGGCAGAGCTTAAGAAAGTTGGGAGACTTACTAATATCGAACATGGAAGCTGGAAGAGATATGAAGGTGTATATAACGGTCAGAGCATTCCTCTCATTATCACCTCCACGTGCGACCTCATTCTCGACGGACAGTACGTTGGGGACATCAAATCCATCACCACTTACAAATTCAGAAAGCTCACAACCGCCTTCGTAAGGGAGAACTACCCTCATTACGTAATGCAGCTGAATATCTATCTGGACATCTACCAGAAGGAGTGGGGATTCTTTGTCTTCAAGGACAAGAATAACTCAGCTCTAAAGGTTCTCTGGTTCAAGTTCAGTCCTGAGTTGTTACAGGAAACATTGAACAAGTTAGCTAAGATCCAGTATATGACTGAGCAGAAGAAGATGATCAAGCGGCCATTCACAAAGAGCTCCTGGGACTGTAAGACCTGTCCATTCCGTCAAAAATGCTGGGGTAAACCCAGAGAAGGGATGCACTGGAGATGAACGTCAAAGACGTAGTACCTATGCCCGCTCCTGAGCTTAGCATGCAGCCTGAGATCATCATTGCAAGACAGTCTGAACTTGAAGCTTACTATTGTGAGATTGAGAAGAGAGAATCTCCAATCGTAGGGGTCAATAGTCACTATGGCCAGATCCTTATCAAGGACTTCTTGTGGAGGATTACTGAAGAGGTAGGTGAAGCATTGGAAGCCTTCTCCAAAAGCGAATCTATGGATAAGGTTTACGAAGAGCTAGCGGATGGTCTTCACTTTGTTGCGGGACTGTGTATCATTACTAACTACAAAGCCGTATTCATTAACTCCTGGGATCAGATCTTCAAGGGAGTTAAGGTAGGTAGGACTGAAGAGAATAGAGCTAAGTATGTAGCTAACTTCGTGATGAGGGCAGGTATCCTGGGCAATACCTTGAAGCTTAAGCCCTGGAAACAAACTGATGTCATGACAGATGAGATCTACTTTGGAAGCTGTATGTATGATATGGTATGCAACTACCTCTGGATCTGTATGGCCTTTGGAATGAGCCATGAGCAACTCTTCGACTTCTATTACCGTAAGTCCGAAGTGAACCTCTTCCGGATTAGGAGCAAGTACTAATGGGGAAGCTCGAGTCTCTAAAGGAACTAGAGATGCTCGGGCTAAACACTCCTGAGTTTCTCTGCGAGATTCGAAGGTGGAAGGAGGATAGACTGGAGCAGTGGAATGACTTCTATTCGGTGGCAAACGGTAAGATTTCAGTTCGAACAGAACGAGATGGTGAAACTAGCTGTCCTTTTCTACCTAATATCACTCTGCGAAGAGCTGCAGTCGAATTACCTAAACTCCTCAAGCAAGACTACCGGATTCTTATCTTCAGGGGCATTGATCCTAAGGATGCTGCCTTCCGAGGGAACTATGCTTTTCTTCCAGATGGTAGTTTTGTTATGGAATGGAAAAGTGGTCCTGGTACAGTTAGAGACCTCGAAACCGAATTGCACCATAGCTCCAGTGATAAGCATCGTCTGCCGGCCTTTGTTAAAGATGCTATTTACTGGCCAATGCGAATGAGGCAAGATCATATCAAGAAAGGGTCTATCATAGAGTGGAGCCTGTATCCCTATGACGTAGGACGACTTAAGCAGAAAGCTATTCACTGGGAGATTAGGCCATGGCAGTAGACTCTCTGGAGTATCAGGTCCTGTCCAGTATGCGTAGTAGGATCTATTACCTTAAAAGCACTCGATACATCAGGGAGGAGATGTTCGAGTCTCCAGAGACCAAGTTCGTCTACCATTTAATCTGCAACTATCACCAGGAAGAGAAGGGGGATACCCTCACTATCCGGAGTCTGAGGATTCTATTAAGCACTCAGGTAAAGATCACGGATAAGGCTAAGTACCGAGGGCTGATTCGTAGGATCAGAGTCAATACAGTTAAAGACGAAGCTATCATAGCTAAGTTGATGAAGAGGTTCGCTCGCAGGCAATTACTGAAACATGCCGTCATGGAAGCTATTGATAAGTTAGACTCAGGGGAGGAGGCTGACCTTGACCGAGTTAGGCAGAAAATCGACGAAGCGATACTCGTGGACTCAAAGACGGCGGATGAAAGCTACGACTATTTCTTCGATCCGAAGGTTAGAGGAAGTGTCGAGAACCATGAAGAGAGAATCCCTACAGGCCTGGCATCTGAGCTTGATGAAAGCATTGCTGGGGGACTTGCTGCGGGTGAAATCGGAATCGTGGTTGCACCGACTGGTGTGGGAAAGACTCTGCTTCTCGTCAATATTGGATATAGAGGTATGCTTAGAGGGAAGAAGATCGTCTATGCAACCATGGAGATCAGCTCTAGAAAAGTTGCTAGACGGTTTGATTCTAGGACTGCTCAAGCTCCGTATGCAGACATTGCCCGGGACGCCACACTTGTGGCCAAGAAGCTCAAAGTTCTCCAGTCGAGAGGGGCAGGACTTCACATCAAAGACTACACAGCTGTGCTCGTCTCAGTCCCCGACCTCAGAGCCTACCTCGACCGATTAAGATCCAACAAGTTCCACTTTGATATGGTAATAGTAGACCATGCTGATCTAATGTACTCACCCAAGGGATACAAGGAGAGGAGATTTGAACTATCCTCGATTATATCAGGTCTTAGACGGCTTGCTAATGAGTTCCAAGTCCCAGTATGGACGGCGAGCCAAGCAACGAGAGAAGCGGGAAAAGCTGGTAAGACACGCCTTTGGGATATCGCAGAGGATATCGGTAAAGCCAACTGGGCAGACCTTGCCATCACCATTAGTCAAACCGACGACGAAAAGACGGAAGGGGTAATGTGGTTGAAGGTAGCTAAGAACCGTATGGGCTCTAGTAACCCTAAGGTCCAGGTCTTCGTTGATTATGATACGATGACTGTCAAGGGTGCTAAGAAGGAGATCTCAAATGTCAGGCGTAAGCTCAGAGAACAAACTGATTAATCATTTTTGTGTATCACAGATCCCCATTAAGATTCCCGACCCCGAGATTATAATGGGGCCTGAGGGATATGGAACTTTAACAGTTTCTATTATAGGATATTGTAGACAATGTGGTAATACCCTAGTATCTCGTAGAAGTATGCCTTGGGTGGATAAGAAAGCTGATTACTATGTTTATAGAGAATACTGGATGACTCTCTATATGACCTTAAGAGAATTTGTTGGGAATTTTGTCTCAATCCCGGATAAGGTTATGGAGGTACCTAAGAATGCTGGGGGTTGACTTGGGTCTTAACGTAGGGTCCATCATCGTACTGAGGAAGAAGGTAGTCAAGGATGGACATGTCTTCAAGTTCGAGAGGGAGAAGGACTCCTTAGATAGGATTGCCAAGATTGCTGAAAGGTATGTAGATGAGCTAGTTAAGAGATGTGATAGATATAACGATTACAAAATAGCTATAGAAGAGCCTGTTTTCTCATGGGGCAGAAAGAACCCTAAAGCTTTTGCTAAACTAGTGGAGCTCAGAGCCTTACTTATCTACCAGTTACAGGCTAGAGCTGAGGTCAAGATCTATGACGTGAATAACAAGACTGCTAAGATGAAAGCCGGGTCGGGTAAGTTCAAGAAGAAAGATATGATCGAAGCTTACTTCAAAGCTACCGGCTCCTATCCAGGGCATAAGGCGAAGTATGGTCAAGAGACCCTGGCAGACTCTTACTTCGTAGCCCTAGTCGGCTATGAGAAATAGAAAGGCTAAGAAGATGGCAGAAGGAACTCAGGGTAAGCTCAGAGTATATGATCACCTGTCGGCAGAACCCGTTACGATCTATGATACGATCAACTTCTCCTTTGTCCCGGGATCTACTCTACTGGTTATTGTTTGTAAGCCTGAGAGAGAAGAGGTCAAGGTAGTAACTAGGGGAGGTATTTCTACCACTCTAACTGTCACCAAACCCCCTCTCCAGTACATCCTCAATGTCGCTAACTCTACCGTAGTCTTCGTTTCGGATAGTCACCAAGAGCAACAAATCAATATGCTAACAGAAGAGTGTGAGAAGAAGGACATCGATGTTGATACCATTATGCACCTCCTATCAACTCCCGATGGGGGGAGCAATTCTCATTAGGTGTTACGGAGCATATTTTAAATATGGGACACTTGAAATACTCCCCCCGTATATACACCCAGGGTGTTGATATCCAAAAAAATATGCTTAGCTTCTGAAATCTACAATTAATCTACCTGCATTTAACCCCCCTATTTCACTCATCGAGATAGGGGGGTTAAATGTAGACTAAGGAGCACCGATAGGGGTGGGACGTAGGTTGGGACGTAGGTAGATGTTCATAATGTCAAGAGCTGTATCTCCACCTCCAGCATGAGCCGCATTAGACAGACCAACCTGTGGAGCCATAAAGACTGAGTTCAAGGGAGTGTTAGTACCCGAATCTGGTACGTTCTGAGTTCTAAGGATAACATCTCCTAATACATCATAGATCTGAGTAACTATAGTACCCTGATTGGGATTAGCATGAATCCTAAACTCATAGATGAAGTCGGTCGCTAAGGTCAAAGTAGTCGGAGTGCCACTAATGTTCCTAAGTGGTGTTTTGTGAGCTCCAGCAGCATTATCAGTACTGACAATAGTAATATTGCCAGCATCAGTAGTATCTACCCAAAAGCCTACTGAATTAGCTGGGACTACATCATTCTTACATACAGCCGCTCCAGCTGATAGTCCAGCAAACATCCGAATAAGGAAGTCGGGTCTAGCATGGATTCTGAACCTACAAGAGAAGAAGAATCCACCTCTCTTAGCGGCATCACCTCTCCATGCAATAGCTGTAGGTAGGTGTACTCCGAGTTCATTATTGGCTGAGGCAGCACTAGTGAACCTAGTCCTAGGAAACTGAGTATTGAAGGTATTGCCTAGAGCTGGGTGAGTAACAACTGCCAACCCATCATTAATCCAGTTGGGACCAATCCCCCCACCTGTAATAACTGCTCCAGTAGTAGGGAGATAAGAGACAGCTTGTTCTTGGAAAAACGCGGGCTCAAAAGAAGAGGGTCTTGAACTCATCGTGAGTAGTCCTCGATCCAGCCTCCACCATCGAAGATGTGATTAGTGGGCCTAATATGGATGTTAGCTGAATTCTCGGCGATACGGAATACTCCATTGGCTCCCCAACCCTGGAACCTATTCTCTCCAACAACTGCGGCATTGCAGCCTGCAAGGTAGAAAGCTCTTGTGGCTGCCGCTGTCTTAGTGAAGTGACATCCTTCAATGGCAATAGAATTACAGTTCTCCATCTCTAGGACATGGGCAATAGAGGGTGGATCAACTCCTGGGGTAGGATCAAATGGAGAAGCTCCTCCTCGTTCAAAGTCTACCCCTCTGAAGAACAAGCCTGCAGCACTTTCGCAGTAAGCTTCACCCGCTCCATTATCTTCCATATTGCCACCATTGAATTCACAGAGATCCAGAGATTGGAGTAGCTTGACTCCATATAGCTGATTCAAGTTGAATGTACATACGTCAAACTTGAGGGTAGTGTTAGGCTGAAGCCCTGTGCTATCTACTAGCAATCCATTCCCAGTGCAAAATGCACAAGTTACTTCCTGAGCTAGGAATACTCCAGCCCCATCAAGCTGAATACCATCAACTGGCCCATCCCCAGAGGTAGCATAGCTTCCACCGATGAACAGGTCCTGGAGAAAGTTACGGGAGATGAAGGGATTTCCTCCATTATATACCCTAAGCCCATAGGGCTGACCATTACCCCTGATTGTAAAGGTTTGTAGCTTATTGGCACTCCCCTGCATCAGGATACTGCCATTGATGATAGTTCCAGCTTTGCTCTCACCAATGACTGAAACATTCCCAGCAGCGGGTAGGACAAATCCTGGGTAGCTACCGTTAGGTAATAGGACTCTACCCCCAGCACTCGACAGGGTATCAATATACTCCTGGATGTATTGAGCTCCAACAGGATCGGGACGCCAATTAGTGAACACTGTACCTCCTAGAACAGGACGTAATTCAGTCCAACCCTATGGTTCCAGGATTTCTCCTTGAAGTTATCATATACATCATATCTCAGAGAGAACCGGCCATTGATGATATATACAGGGCTTACAGCTGCCCAGGGATATGATTCATTGCCTGATTCAAAACCATAACCACCGTTGATAGAAAGCTTCACGTGGTCAATTAAGCTGTATTTGTCTTTTTTCACAACTGAAACAGAGATATTCTCGGGAGTAGTTTTGTAGTACTGAGCTCCAAATTCCTTAGCTAATGAGAGCCCGTTAGCATTGGGATCGGTAGGGATAAAAGCTTTAGTAACTCCAGCAGCATGAGCTGAGATAGGGCACAGAAAGAGTAACAGTACCAAGGCCCCCTTAAGCTTCATAAGCTGATCCTTACTGGTAGGAATAGGACTCTTGATCAGCCATTCACGAATACCAATCCCAGCAAAAGCAATCACTGTAGCCTTGTCCAGCTGATGAGTAGTAACCCAGCCTGCTAAGATCATAAGTGCTGGGTTGATGATCCATGCAAACTTAGACCATACAGCCTTAACGACATCCTCCATTGCATGGACCTGGGGAATATCGGCTACAATGGGAAGTAATCCTGCTAGAGCCTTCATTAGCCATAGAGCTCTAGAGGCTCCAAATCCCGCTAATAGAGCAACAAAGCCTACTTCCATACCTGGAAAGAAGTTCTGAATAGCGTGAAAGATAGTAGTTGAATCCACAGGTACAACGACCTGGAGCATCATCAGTCCCCCTCTATTCTAGTTTCTACCCTAGCCACTGCTACTACTAGTTCTGCGTGATCAGTTTTCAACTGAGTTAGGTTATCTTCCATACGCTTATGTACCTCAGCCTGAGCTTCTCTAATTACTCTAACTTCATCTCTTCTAGCAAATATGCCATCATGGCCATTAGTCCCCAGTGACTTCTCTATCCTACTTAGCCTAACGGTCATACCACCATATGCTACCCCGACTATGAAGATAGTACAACCTACCGAAATAATCAATTCTACCCAGCTGGGAGCAATCAAGCATCCTCCACTACCCAAGCGACCTTAGCACAAATGGCCCCATGGTTAAAGAATAATAAGGAATCATTTTCTTGGATAGCATCCCCATATTCTTTCTGATTCCCCTTGGAACAGTGGATAACTGTAGTAGGATGGCCAGCTTCATTTACTCTGGAGATGATCCCAATATGGCCCTGGTTAGGAGGACGATCGGGCCAAACAATGATATCTCCCGGCTTAGGTATAGATACCTCTTCCACCATCCCTAGAGGTGATCTAGCATCTCGATATACAGCCGAGGTTTCAAACCAGCCTCCATTCAGGTTGGCATAGTAGGGGTTCCCAACTAGTTTTCGACTAACACCTAAGCACCAAGCAACAAATCCTGAACAATCACATTGAACAGTGGAAGGTAAAATTTTCTTTGGATCGTATCCACCCATACCCAACTTGTAGCTAATTCCTCTACCAATGGCAGAACGAGCCCGCTGGACTACTTCTCCTCTCGTCATTAGTACTCCTCGGCTGCCTTCTGGATTAGAGCTCTGATCCTAGCCATCTCAGTTGTATTGGGGTGTGGCTTACTAGCTTCTTTACGCAACCCTTGCTTCAGTGACTTGATTTCCTCATCTACTCTGACCTTGTTAACACTAAATCCCTTGAGAGGATCATAGAGATAAGTCTTACCCGACATAACCCCAGAAATCTTATTCAAGAAGTCAGTATCCTCGGCTGACAGCTTATCCAACTCGTTCAAGGCTCTCACGATCTTAGCTCCATGAACGATTCTGGAAGGTAGCTCCATACCCAGGAACTTCTCCTTCTGTCCAGGGATCTTCTCAATTTCTCTATTCATAAAGAAATCATGGTTGTAGATCTGTTGGATGATTTCCTTAGGAATAGGGGACATCATATTAATAGCTAACTGATGGATCTGTGATACCTTGGCTAGATCAGCCGCTGGTAGCCAGTTATTTAACAAGAAATACTCATACTTCCCATTCTTAGTCTTGCGAATTCTGAGAGGGAAGTTTTCTGACATCCATGAAGGAAGATATCTCTCACTAGTTGGAGTAGAATTCTCCATTTCATTCTGAGCCTTATAGGCTGCATGAAATCTAGCTGGCTCCATAACCAAGTGCTGGATCTGTAGAGGTACGTTCTTCCTAGTCCATGAGTAGAATGGGAAGATTCTCTTCATTACCGTACGTTCAAAATCTGTAAGCTCAGAATAATCAAACAGGTATCTCTTGACACTGAGAGCAGCCTCAGCAGGAGTATCCCCCTTCTTCAGCTTATCGATAAAGTGGGCTAATCTAGCATTATTCTCAATCTGAGCTCCAAATTCGAATCCCTTCTTAACTAGAAGATTGTCTCTGCCTGCGGAATAAAGATTCCCCTTAGATAGTTCTTGTTCAATAGTTTTACCTATATCTTGAGCAACGAATCCTCTATCAACTACTCCCAACTCTTTAGCGGCTCTCACAAGGGATTCTGAGGTATATTTCTGTCCCAGTCCCGAGATAAAGCTTCTATCTCCAAACTTAGCGGGGTACTGCATCTCAAGAGCCAGTTTATATACTGCGGGGTCATGAACTCCCGCCAGGTAGTTATTCCACATATTCCCCACGAAGTTACGTACATGATAAGCTGGGAATATAGCTAAAGTCCAAGCTTTCCACCAGTCTTGAGTCTGATCGAACAACTTGAGGAAAGCATTCTGTTCATGGGGATTATGAATGAACTTATACCAGCCGTCCATAGATTGAGCTACTTCTGGTGGTAACCTGTATCCGTCCAGTTCAGGCTGCTTAACTGTAAGCCATGAAGCCGGAGCCTCGTTTTCGGGTAAGGCAATTTTTCTAGCCTGCAGTTGAGTAAAGAATTCAGCCTGAGTCCTAACTCTCTCTCCCCGAACTCCACGAACAGTTGTAGCAAAAACCGGGTCGGTATGGAAGAACTCTTTAACAGGAACATGGCCATTCCCCTTCCACTTACCTGCCGCAATTAACGCATTGGCCTGATGTTCGTCCATAGCGTGAACAGCAGAAGTGAATTGGGCATCTGTAATCTTACCATCATTCAACAGCTTATCTAAGTATTCTAAACCTCTTTCTCCCTTAAGATGGTTGACTTCCTTAAGATTAATGATGTCCTTCGTAGCCCAGCTATCTACTACCTTTTTATCTATTTCTACGAAGTCTTTACGAATAAGTTTAGCTAGTTTATTGTTTAGATCTCTAGCTGAGTATGATGGGGGTAGTTCTCCAATAGAAAGTAAGTGATCTACCAGAGCTTTTCTGCCCTCTTGAGTGAGGATAGCAGCTAGTACTTCCTTATCAGCTAGAGCCGGTAGTGACCTAGTTCCATTAGTCTTCTCAATTAGTTGCTGTCTAGCATCCCTCTCATTAATTTCCTTAGCAATCTTAGCAACAGGCTCTGACATCAGTCCTCGATCAGCTGCATTGATATAGACCTTATCTATGTCAGCATAGGAATCTTCAAGCTTCCTAATAATGTCTTCAGGAGGCTCCTTTAACCCCTGGACTAAGGTAGACATCTTCTCAGCTAGAGCTTTAGGAGAAAGTTCAGTACCTCCTGTAATGTGGCTTCCTAACTGAGCTAGAGCCTTTCTAAGCTCTCCCCCTAAGCCATGCTGGGGCCATCCTGGGGGGAATGCGGTAGGAAATAAAGGCTCAAGCTGCCTAACAAGTTGCTTACTAAGTCCCCTAGCCTGTGGCTTGATATTCTCCCAGATAGTAGCAGTTTCTGAATTAGGACTAAAGCCAAACTCAGGTAGGGTAGGAGGTCCTGGGGGAGTCCCGCCTGCAGCCGTAGGTGGAACCTCCGGGGGAGCCGTAGGAGGGATCTCCCCAGTCATTTGCTGTAACAGAGCTTGGGACTCTTCTTCACTCATGTCTTCTACACCAGCAGGAAGTTCCTCTGGGGTAGTAGGAGGCTTAGGTAGTATACCCTTTGGTACCTCTCCAGTAGGAGGAGGTTCGGGCCCAATGGGTTCTTTGTATCCACCCTCTCCAGCAAAGTCTTGAAGAAGCTGATTAACTTCACCACTATTCTTATCACTTTCGGATAGAAGTTTCCCGATAACGTCCTCTGGGGAGGACATATTAGCATCTCTGTAAGCTTTTAGGTCAGCCGCAAACTTATCAATGTGAGCAAGAAGCTCAGTCTTGAATTTGGAGGGAAGCTTACTAGAACCTTTTTCTAACATCAAAGCTGCGTAATCTAGAAAACTTTCGGCCGTTTTATTGGGATCGAGTCCACCCTCTTCTATATGCTTAACTTTATAGATGAGGCCTTCCATGAAGTTATCAAGATGTCCCTTAAACTTGGGATCTCTAAGGCTCTCGGGCAAACTCTTCCTAAGATCATCTAGAAGCTTAACACCTGCTTTTTGACTTAGTGGAGCTGAATAATCGATGTTCCCTTTAGCATCAAATCCTGAGGGAAGTTCTTTAGCAAGAGTAGAAGGAGGGGGAGTAATCTCCGTAAACTCCTTCTTTATCATGTTATCAATGTGGCCAATCAAGCCATCTTTAATCCCGGCTAATTTAGGATCGCCTTCAATTAGTCCCTTAAGCTGAGTCAAAAAGAGTCTAGGGGTTCTATGAGGTTCCTTACTGGCTACCCAAGCTTTAGCGGTGGACTTAGCTGCCTTTATTAACTCTTTGAATTGGCTTGTCCCTTGGGAGTGAGTTATCTTATTGTAGAACTTGTCCAATTTACTAAACATCTCAGCCATAGAATCGTTAGTCATTTTTACATCTATAGTAGTGAACTTCTTAGCCTTAGTAATCTGACCCGGGATTCCCCCCATTCCTGGTGGAATATCTGGTAGTCCAGTACCTTCTGGAGGAGGAGCTCCAGGTGGTAAGCCTCCATTCTTCTTCAAATCCTGAGCAGCCTTACGAGACAAGCTATTCATTTGTTCTCTAGTAACAGTTCTACCACTTAACTTACTAGCCTCTGTAGCAGCATCATCAATCATTCGGTCAAGCTGCTTACCGGAATCAATCTCTAAGCTAGACCTATACATAACTAGGTTACGGAAAGTATTCATCAGCTTATCATAAGCTTTATTTCCCGTAGCCGTAGAAAACATAGACTTCATGGCAGTACCGAACGGAGCTAAAACATCTCCGATAACTCTGGCCGGAGTACCCTTAGTCTGCTCTCTCCAGGCTCTCTTAATCTCATTCTTGACAATAGGTCCAGTCTCTTCTAAGCCTTTAGCTAAGCTCCTAAGAACTGTCCTAGCCTTAACATCCGTAAGTTCACTAGCTCCCGAGATATGGTCTACAAACATCTCGAGGTTAGCTTTAAGAGTTTGCTGTCCTTCTTCAAAAGCCTTAGGATAGACCTCTTCTAGCTTTCTCAAGACTCGGTTCTTAAGACCAAGTCGGCTTAAACTAGAGAAAGGCTTAGCAAGAGCTTCTCCAACCTTACCCCCGATCAGGGGAACATTAATGTCAGTGAAGGGTAAACTGAAGTTGGCGAAAGATCGTTGGCCCGCTGCGATTTGCTCAGCAAGGGGCTTACCTTCTAGGGACTTAGGCATCTTCTTCAGAAGCTCAGTGATAGACTCACCATCCGTGAGCATTCTACCCTTTTCGGCTACTTTAGCTCCTAGCTTCCGGGCGATATCTGAGCCAACCTTGATAGGAACCCCCTCTTCCAGGGCTCTACTAACTCGGCCGATTAGCTCCCCACTCTTAGTAAGTTCACCAAACCCAACGTAGGAGAGGGGATCGGAGGCAACATCCGCGAGGAACCTACCAGTGCCCTTGGCGAAGCCTGTAGCCCAATTATCTCCCTCTTGATGGGCTAGAGGGCCCCCTACGTTGAGGATATCACCTAGGTAAACATTATCCTTCTGCTCTTTAAGCCGTCTAAGCTTCTCAAGAGCAATAGGATCACCCTGAGAAACTGCTTCAGCAATAGGCAGGAAGGCTGCTCTAGAGATCAGGTTGGCGGGAGTACCTAGAGTTTGCCCCAGTCCATGTAGGAACTTACCTGGCCCTGACATGTTAACGGGTTTAGTATGGTCTCCGAGCATTGAGGCTCTACCAGAGGACGTCCCTGTTCCGACCTTACCCGCTCGATAATCTCTCAGGAGGTCTTCATATGCACCCACTTTACACTGCTCCTTTCTCCGTGAAGCATATTCTGATAATCAAGGGAAGGAAGGCTCATCAAACTGAGCCGGTACAGGTGTATACTCCCTAGGGGGTATATCCTACCTTCTCAAATAGCCGGCTTGTTGAATCCTAAAATGCAGATCCCACTCCGTACGCCTATTTAATAAAGCTAGGGCGGCTCATGTTCATTCTCATCTCGTCCGGGGGAATCTTTCTAGTGGATGTCGTCCCTCTGGGGAGATTGCCAATATAGTCTGAAATCTTATCTAAATCTAGTTCTCTAAAAAGTCCAGGCTCAGTTTTTCTCATATCCTCAAGCATGGCCTTAGCCCCTTCCCTAGTCTGAGCTCTAGGATCTTTTTGTAACGTATCTAAGGTATGCTCAGTAGCAGTAGGGACAGGATGGCCAAATAGTTCAGGCATAGACTCTTGGGAAGCTCTAAGAGCCTCATCATACTTAGACCTAGTAGATCCGGGAGCTTCCCCAAGAGAAGCAGGTCCCCAAATATCGGTGATCAATTTCATACGAGCTTCAGCGGGAGTCATAGGAGTCCTGCCACTCCCTCCATAAACCTCAGGATGGGCTACTCTAGCCTGGATATCAGCAGCATTACGAGCCGTAGCTCCTTGCTGATCGATCTGCTCACGGTAACCCGGCATGAGAGCTTCTAGTGTAGCTAGACGGCCAGGTAGGTTATAATGCTGTCCCCCTAGGTCGATATTGAAACCATGACCTCCCGTAATGTCTTCTTGACTAGAAGAGAATACCCTATTACGATATTCCTCTTCCCTCATTCTGGCTGCATTAGCAGCATCCTGAGCTTCACCTTCCTGCTCCAATCCCATACCTCTAAGTTCTAGCTCTCTATTCCCTAAATCACCTCTTTGCTTCTGACCCGCTCTCTCTAGGTCAAGTTGCTGCCTCTGCATATCATTCATAAACTCTTCACGATCATACTGGTGCTGACGATCTCGGCCACTACGAATACCTCTACCAATACCTGTTAGGAACTGCAAAGCATTATAGGGCATGGTTAACCCGTTTTCTTTCCGCCACGACGGTGGAAGTAGTCATAGGTAAGGTCACCCGCCAGACCTCCTGCTTCACCGAGAATACCACCCAGAAGATCCTGGTTGTTGTACTTCCTCTGGAAATCGATGAGCTCCTCTTGACTCAGTAGACCTAACCTAGCCATCTCAGCTTGTCTGCGGAAGTCTAAGTCACTATTGTACATCCCAAGTTGTTCAGATCTCTGACGACCAAAGATGTCCTGGTCAGCTGAGTATTGTTCATTGCCGAACTGATCCTGTAGAGCATTGGATCCACTAATCTGCTGACTGGAGCCTAAGAGTCCTGCTCTAGCAAACTCGTCTCTATTACGTAGGAATCTAGCCATCTGACTCTGCTGCATCCTACTGTGTAGTGCATTCAGCTCAGGATCATTCTGATTAGGAGTAAAGCTGAAACCTCCTGCAGCTTGATTCACTCTGTCAGCTGCTCCCCCATACTGCTGGGAGGCAGGGCCCATCGGAACCCCAGGCACGATTCCTGTAGATCCCGGGGAGCTCATATTTACTCCTGAAGACATCGGCGAAGGTAATGTCCCAGTAGCAGAATATTGCTCTCCGACCCCACCTCCCGCATAAGCATTAGTGGGAGATAGCATATCAGCTCTACGTCTCCGAGGATCAAACGGAGTGTAGTTAGGAGACCTTCTACCTAGGAATCCAGCTCTAGTGCTTCCTGTTGGAATCACTCCGCCACCTCCTCCCCCACCTCCAAAGACACCACCACCTCCACCACCTCCGATTGGAGGACCTCCACCTTCAGGATCAATAGGCATTAGTAATGGTCCCTCCAAGCCGTACCATCCCAAGTCCTAACCTTCTTAGAAGTCTTATCATAGTAGGTGAAACCTTCCTGTATCCTCTGAGTCTGAACATTAGGCTCTGAAGCGGGAGTGTAGGATACAGTGGGTACCTGGCCTTTATTTATAGCATCTGAGAGACTGGACAGTAATCCAGATAACCTCTCAACTTCTGCGGAGGTAGAAATGCCTTTAAGCTTTTCAGTAGGTACTGTCATGTCTTATCCAACGCGACCGAGACAATGTCAAAAGCTACGTTATTAACTGTAAAGACTAGATTAGCAAGATATACTGAAAGAAGTTCCTTAGAAGCTGTAGGAATGGGGGTAACTGGAGCAAAGTTGGAAGATAGGATAATATCGGGGCTAGCACTGTTATTAGCAAGGGTAACTGTAAACTCATAGTTAGCCCCATTGATAAATGAAACTACTGACATTATGTTACCACCCCCTCCTGGGGTTAGGAAGGTGGGTACATGAGTCTTCTGAAGAACAGGGGCGGTACCCAACTTATCAAGTGAGATCCCATTAGTAGGAACGGTTCTCCTGATAGCTGCCCCATCCTTGATATGGTCAGAAGTAACAGCTCTCTGAGTATTGTCTGAAACATTACTCAGTAGTTTAGCAGAGGTAACTGCATTATCATTAATCTTTACAGTGGGGATTCCATTAGGAGCATCAGCTATCTTAGTCCCTACAATTCCCGCTCCACCCTTGATATTAGTGTTATCGATATTACCATTGAACTCACCATAGAGGTCATCAAAGTCCTTATTAAACTTCAAGGCATCAATGATGTCTCCATTAGCAAATGTGTAAGCTTTAGAGACAATTCCCATTATGACCTCGGTAGGGCAGTGCCCCAGGCAATCAGTCTCTCGATTCGATGGTATGTACTGGAACCATCATCTCTAATCCTAAGACTTGGCTTGTTAGCTCTGGCCGTAATGTCTAGAGTATCTTCCCCTACCACTAAGTCGATAGTAGAGAATGCATCAACTCCAAAGTGGGCACTCCCAAAGAGGGGCACTGTACCGGGGACATTCTTGATGGGAGTACAAGTTATCTCAGTAGTCTCATCGTCTAAGACAAAAGAAGCCGAAATAACACTATCTCCAGTGAATCTACCCTGTAACTCTATACGAGACAATAGGATAGGACCTACCGATTCCATCCAGTTAGTTCCCGTCCTAAAAGCACTAAGAAACTTCCGTGCATTATCTAGGTACTGATTCTCTCTACGTACAAAGATAAGGCTACCCGTAGAAGCTCTACTATTTCCCCAAGTCAATTCGTTTCGGTCAAGCTTGGCCTCGAACGCACAGTAGTAGCCTGGAGTAAAGGTAAGCTCATTAAGATGGGGACCATCCCACTTACCTCCGATCAACTCATACTCCAGAGTCTTGTAGTTGAACCCCTGATCTCCCCGAGGATCATAACTGATGATGTACCTAAAGTCGTGATAGGTAGCCACCACCCGGTCTAGGGCTGCCGCCGTCATCTCCACGAATTCTGGCTTAACACTTCTTCCAATCTCAGTCAGGTTAACCCCATCATAGAAGTAGATCTCCCCTCTATTCGACAGGAAGATAAGGCCTCCAGGGACCTGAACAATACTCCAAGGAGCAATGCACCCTACCTGAGGACTGATATTGACCAACTCAGAGTTGAAGGACCTCTTTAGCCACATCGACCCACGCTTGAAGAATACTAGCCCTGAGGGTGACCTAGCTGCTCCAGTAACTAGGTCACTATCATTATTAGATACTGTAAAGAACTCATTGTCTAAGATCCTATCGGGAAACCCAATATCGGAGACTTCAACAATACTACCGAACCCAGCCGCAAAGACACACCAGTAAGTCCTCTCATCATATCCGAGGATAGCAAAGCGAGCATCTGTACGAGGGTTATGTACTGGGATATACTGATTAGTCAAAGCTGAATCGGCTACGGTAGCATCACTGTATGTCGTGACCCCGTTCGCGATTTCTGCTAGAAGATAGAAAGTGGTCTGATTAGCTTTAGTTCTGTATATACGTTTAGCTGTTTGCTCGTAACGAGAGGGAGCATCAACAATTCCCGTGAGGTCAACCTTATCATTGGCTGATACGGGCCCAATAGTAAAGGCAGTTCCAAGGGGACCCTCCCCCATGTTTCCCGCTACGTTAGCTACCGCATACTTATAGGTTCCAGCCGATAGAACTCCACCCCCAGAAGCAGCTCCTCCGGGAGCGGGAGCTAAGAAGAATCCTGCATAGGGAGCATCGGTGCCATTGAACCTGACGGGCTTAGTTCCATCACAGATATATAACCTATCCTTGTATACCATCCCAGAGAATAGGTTACTAGTATTCATGTTAGTGCCAGACGCACCATCAACATTGATCTGTGTGGAAGCTCCCGTGGAGTCGTTAATAGTAAAGATCTTACCGTTGGCTCCTGAGACTAATACCTTCGAGAAGTCCGACTTGTAAAGCCTGAATAAGAACTGGATATAATTATTACCATTGACATTAGCTGGAGCACTACCATAGCCTGTATAGCCTGGACGTTTGAATGGGAAACCCTTTACATCTAGCCTATAGTTTTCACATTCAGTCAACTCAGAGGGTTCAAGCTCCCCCGGAGGGTCGATGAGATTGACTCCCTTATTCCAGAAAGCCAATGGAAATGCTTGATGTCCCATTACCAGTTCCTAGGATAGTTAGCAGGTAGCTGTGGCCACTGCCTACCATAACCAAGCTCCTCAGGTCCCGTAAAGACTCTGGGATCATCAGGCCGGTTGTATACATTCTTCTTCAGCTCTTTCACCATATCATGGATGTCCTGCTTAATCTCATTAATCTCATCGAATCTGCCTTCCCTACGAAGTCCCCTCTTTGCAGCCTCTAGGGTGAGCAGGGGATGCCATTCAGCTGGAAGGTCACAAACATCACCAAGGCCTACCAATCTCAGAGGCCTGCGCTGGTAGGAGTATGGGAAGGTCCTCTCGTAGGTAGGAATTCTGTAGAGATTGATGACGATCCCACTTAGACTGTAAGCAGTAACTCTACCCGTCATGAACTTGTACTTGGGATCAATCCTCGACAGTCTAATCTCATTGAGAGGGAACAGCGGAGTATTAGTATCCTGATCTACGATAGTCCTTAGCCACTGCAGATCAGTATTCAGACCATAGGTTCTAACATTGGGAGAAGTAGTAAGAGTAGCCTCTACCTC